GATTAATCGCCCACAACCAGCAGCTCCTGAAGTAGGAGATGAAGATGGTGAAGATGCACCAGCAGGGTATGAAGGACCAGAAGGTGGTGTTGCTGGTGATATGAGTGATGAAGAAATCGAAGCATCATTCGCTAAAATGATGGGTAGTGGAGAAGAAGAACCTGAAGCAGGTGAAATTGAAACAGCTGATGTAGCAACAGGTAGAATGTCTGATAAAGATTATGAAGCCTTTATGCAATATACTGATTTAGAAAACCGTTTAGCTAGTGTAAAAAGTAATATTTTAAAAGCAAAACGCTCTAGACCATCTATGGGTGATATCTCAGATACACCATCTAACGAATTGCAAAATTTACGTGATCTTAAAGCTAGATTACAAACTAAAATGGATGGTTTGTTAGCAGGAAATGAATATCTTCAATCTCGTCAAGCTAAATTAAATAAAAAAGCAGCTCCTGAAGAAACAGAAACCGAACCACTTGATGAGTGGACAAAAGGAAGAATGCAATATTACGCTGGTATTAAAAAATAAATTATGAAAAAATACATTTTACCCATTATCACTATCTTATTATTCGGTTGGTTAGTAGTTAATAAAGTTGATTATTACGGATTATCCGATCAATTTAAAGCAACACAAGATAGTTTAGTAGCTGCTGTTGACTCAATGCAGTTAGAAATTGCTAAAGATGATTCTGCTATAGCTATTTTAGATAAAAAAGATGATTCATTACAATATGTTATTGATCATCAAAAAGCTAAAGTTAAAACTATTATTGAATACATTGAAGTAGAATCAGTTAAAATAGATGAATTCTCTGAAGTTGAATTAATTAGTTCATTCAATAAACGTTACCCTAAAGACACAGTAACTAACCCACTACCAATAGCCCAACCAGTATTAGTATCTACTGCTAAAGATTTAGTAGAACTAGATGGTGCTAGACAAATTATTGTACTTAAAGATTCATCTATTGCTACATTAGAATCTAGAGTATCTAATAAAGATAGTGTTATTGCTAAATTTATTTCAAAAGAAACTAACTACAAGGGTATAGTAGATAATCAACAAACACAAATTAAAGATTGGAAGAATCAATATAATACTCTTAAAATTCAAAATACTAAACTTAAACTTCAAGCTAAAATAGGTAAAATAGGAGCTGGTTTAGCACTAGCTGGATTGACATTTTTACTTATAAAATAGTTCTACCTTAGGAACACTCCGTTTAGCATTATTAGGACCAATGCAAAAACAAAGCCTGACCCGTAAGTCAGGCTTTTTTTGTATATTTATATATATGAGTCAAGCCAATATTAAAGAAATAATAAAGCAGGAATATATTAAGTGCGCCACGGATCCTGTTCATTTTTTTCGCAAATACTGTTATATTACACACCCAATTAAGGGAAGAGTATTATTTCATCTATATCCATTCCAGGAAGATGTACTAAATGATTTTAGAAATAATCGATTTAGTATTATTAATAAATCAAGACAGTTAGGTATATCAACACTATCTGCAGGATATTCATTGTGGACAATGCTATTTAATAAAGATAAAACAGTACTTTGTATAGCAACTAAACAAGAAACCGCTAAAGGAATGGTTGAAAAAGTACAGTTTATGTACAATAATTTACCTAGCTGGTTAAAAGGTAACCAAAAACCTGTATCAGATAATAAATTATCACTAAAATTAGCTAATAACTCTCAAATAGTTGCCACATCAGCAGCATCAGATGCAGGTCGATCCTACGCAGTATCTTTACTATTAATAGATGAGGCTGCGTTTATTGAAGGTATTGATAAAATATATACAAGTATTAAACCTACAATTGCAACTGGTGGAGGTATTATTGCGTTATCTTCTCCAAATGGGGTTGGTAATTGGTTTCATAGAATGTATGCTGAGGCTGAAATAGGTAAAAATGATTTCAAAGCAATTAAATTAAGATGGAATCTACATCCTGATAGAGATGAATCCTGGGAGCAAAGAGAAAGAACAAATATGTCACCTAGAGAATTCGCTCAAGAGTATGACTGTGACTTTCTAGGTTCAGGCAATTCAGTAATCGAACCCGATTTATTATCATTTTATGAAGAAACATTTATACAAGATCCTGTTGAGCGCCGCTTTATGGGTGGTGACTTTTGGATTTGGCAGTATCCTGATTATAGTAAGCAGTATATTGTATGTGCTGATGTTGCTCGCGGAGATAGTAGCGACTTTTCTGCTTTCCATATCATTGATGCGACAACTTGTGAGCAAGTGGCAGAATATAAATCGCAAATCGACACGCGCACTTATGGAAACATGCTCGTTTCTGTTGCTACTGAGTATAATAATGCTTTGCTTGTGGTGGAAAATGCGAATATCGGATGGGATGTAATTAATACAATTATAGAAAAAGGATATCAAAAACTATATTATTCACCTCGTACTTATGGTGAGGTAAATATAGATAAATGGATGGATAAGATGGAAAAGGAACAAACAGTTCCTGGTTTTACTACATCTGCTAAAACAAGACCTCTTGTTGTAGCAAAAATGGAGTCGTATATTCGTGAAAAGGCTTTTACTTTTCGTTCTAAACGTTTATTAGAAGAATTACGTGTGTTTATTTGGCAACACGGTAAGGCTCAAGCACAAAACGGATATAATGACGACTTAGTAATGTCTTTAGGAATAGGATTATTCACAAGAGACACAGCAATGAAATTCTACGAACAAGGAATGGATCTAAATAGAGCAATGGTATCTAATATTACTAGAACAAGCTATGAGATGGGCCCATTACTACCTAGCGGTCAATCAAATCCATTTTCGATGAATGACGGCCGTGGGGGAGTTGAAGATGCATCATGGATATTAGGATAATAAATATTTATACATATAAATAAAACAACATAATGGCAGATAACCAACCAGGTTTATTTAATAGATTAACACGCTTATTTAGTACTGATGTAATCATACGAAATGTAGGTGGTAATCAACTAAAGGTGATAGATGTAGATAAGATCCAAGCCTTTGGTAATGTAAAAACCAACGCACTTATAGATAGATTTACTAAACTTCATCGTTATGGCGCTAATATGCCATATAATCCAACGATGAATTACCAAACACTTCGTATTCAGTTATATACTGACTATGAAGCAATGGATACAGACTCTATTATCGCTTCTACCCTAGATATTATTTCAGATGAATCTACTCTTAAAAATGAAATGGGTGAAGTATTACAGATTAGAAGTGCTGATGAAAATATTCAACGTATTTTATATAATTTATTTTATGATGTTTTAAATATTGAATTTAATTTATGGTTATGGATTAGAAACATGTGTAAATATGGTGATTTTTATTTACATATGGAAATTGCTGAAAAATTCGGTATTTACAATGTAACACCATTATCAGTATATGATATGGTTCGTGAAGAGGGACAAAATCCTGAAAATCCATCTTACGTATGTTTTAGGATTGATCCAATGGTAATCGCTGCTGGTGGTATTAGTTCACGTGTTAAGGATAGAGATGGTAAAATTAAATTTGAAAACTACGAAATAGCTCACTTTAGGCTACTAACAGATGCTAATTATCTTCCTTATGGTCGTTCATATATTGAGCCTGCTCGTAAAACATATAAGCAATATGTGCTAATGAAAGATGCGATGTTATTACATCGTATTACTCGTGCCCCAGAAAAACGTGTATTCACTGTAAATGTTGGTAATATACCACCACATGAAGTTGATGCATATATGCAGAAGATAATACAGAAGATGAAGAAAACTCCATACATGGATCATCAAACTGGCGATTATAATCTGCGTTATAATTTACAAAACATGATGGAAGATTTTTATCTTCCAACTCGTGGAAATGATACAGCAACTAAAATTGATACTCTTAAAGGATTAGAGTATGGTGGAATTGAAGATGTAGTATTTTTACGTGATGAAATGTTAGCTGCGCTTAAAGTACCAAAAGCATATTTTGGATTTGAAAAAGATTTACAAGGTAAAGCTACATTAGCTGCTGAAGATATTCGCTTTGCTCGTACAGTTGAACGTATTCAACGTGTTGC